GGCAAGTGCGTATCTTATCTCCCACGAAAACCCTCTGAAACCGTATGAAGATTCATACCCATCAGATTTATAAACTGTGTGAATATATAGATCCAACTCTAATCTATTAGCTAGACCAAATGCAATCTCATCTCTCATTCTAACTTCTGTTGGGTCACCACCTCTTGGTGTTCTCATATCGAACCATTTTTCATACATCACAGTACCCTTAGGGACCATAATATAAGTTCTGGTTGATGGAAATTTTCTTACTAATGTCCAAGCGGGTTGGTTATTCTCACCCACTAATTCGAATTGACTATACTTTTTGGCTGTAACTACAACCTCGTTTAATTTTTTAACTTGTGTACTGTCTTGTTGACCATTACTAAGTGCTCGTCCCGAGTATTGTGCCGATAATTGATGTGTTCCTAACACTAACAATATTGATAATATTAATTTTTGCATGTATATGTTTTTATTTAGATAAAATATAAATAAAATTTAGACAATAGTCAACTACCTTTCAAATAAAAAAATACCCAATCCATTCCAAAAATCTGACATATCCTCACCACTTGTATAAATTTCTCTTTGATGGGTCACAAATAGTTTTTCCTCGTGTATCACTCGATCTAACGCACCACTGTTCCAATTCCAATCATCCATTATGAGTATTGTTTTGTCTGAGAATTGGGGGATTAATTTTTTAAGTGTAACATACTGATCATGGAATTTAGTATCCCCGTCATAAAATATAATATCTAACTTAGGTAGTTGGGTGTAATCAAATGTGGTATAGTCTGTTTTATAAACGTCAATCTGTTCAGTTTTTCCAAACCTCTTAACATTATTTAAAAAATCTTCTTGTGGTGGGGTGTCAATACCTTGTTTTAAATATGTTGCTAATTTCTGACTCACACCCATCGGCATAAGGTTGGGTGATGCAAAATTATCAATACCTATACTGTGAAGATTATCATTATTGTAGATTGATGAACAAAAAGTTGCTCCTCTGAAGACACCTATCTCCAAATAAGTCCCACCTATTGAACATAGGTTATTTAAGAAACATCTAACTTTGTTACTAGTGATACCGTGAATGTTGAGTACGTCTTGGTTAAGTTTAGAAACCTCTCTATTCCCCCACTCAATGGATTCATCAATGTGTTTAATTAGATCCATTTAATTTCTTTTTTTTGTGTTCAGAGACAATATCACAATAATTACAATCCCAACATTGAAATTTACATTTCTTGATCTTATTTCTCCAACCCCTTAACTCTTCATGAGGGACACCATCTAAATATATTTCTGAGGATTTTGATAAGATGTCCTTACCTTGTGAATAAGATTCCACTATTTCCATAGTTTCATTTAATCTATCAAAACTATCCCTACCATGCATTTTATAGATATCGATATGATTTAGGTATTCATCAAATTCTTTTTTAAATGGTGGTATGGTTGCAGTTTTAAAGAAGAACGCACCGATTTCGTTTTCCCATTTATGTTCACATGTGACTTTTGATATCTCATGGTGAAAATACGGTAATTCGTTAGGTTTTCTTAAGTTATTATATGAGTAGTGTTCATCCATAACGGGACATCTACCTAAACAACCTTCATTTGTTAATAACGCAATCTCAACGTATCTACCATGTTTTTGTTGAAACATGAGTTGTGCTCTTCTAATGTTCTTTAGTTCCTCCATATCCCTCATCAATATTCTATCAACATTAATGTAGTCAAACCCTTGTTCGGCGGAGTACCAAAAATCTTGTGCGGTATTAACCTTCCTGAGTATGGTATTTTTAATATGCATCTCAGGAAAATGGTCCTTTAAACCCATAGCCACCCAATGACCGTGAGGTATCGTCATGGACCTTAAACCTTTATCATAAAGTGGTTTTAAGTTTTCAATAAATAATTTATAATTTTCATATTTGGGAGACACGTTAAAATTATTGAATGTAGCACTAATTTTTATACCTAAAGTCTCCTGTATCATCAACGCATTATCAAAAACTGAATATCTATCGTCTTCATTTATAACAGACCCCATAGCATCCTGAGTAAAAGGGGGTATTCTACAGGTAAAGTATATATCATATATCCAATCCTTATTCTTTTGTAGAAATGGATAGAATACATGTGTGAACGCCTGTTCACTTAACATAGGATTTAATGGTATTGAGAATATTTTACTCATTTTCTAAACAACCTCCACAAATACCATTACATTCTGTTTTATAAAAAACACAATCTAAACAATCTTGTGGTATACTATAATCTTTATGGTTTTCTCGATATAAATCATCGAACTTATCCCTCAATGATAATATATTGTTTTCTCCCGATATTTTCAATACATTATCTATCTTAACTTTATCTTGTAATGGGTAACAGTGTATTGAGGATCCATCAGGGAATATATCTAAAGGCATGAAACCACAAATTTTATCGTAACCTGGTATTTTGAAAGTCGCGAACCCTAAAGAGTTCTCCATAATTGATTGTTTGTTTCCCCCCTCCCACAAACACGGTGGTACTTGACAATCAGAGGTCACTTGAATATTATTGTAAAGTCCAAACTTTAATATCTTAGTAACTTCTTTACCCATTTCTTTATTGTTAATTAGGTAAGTACCTGTTAAATCTAAACCTAACCTTATTGCATTTAATTTACCATCCAAAGCATGATATAACCACTTAATGTATTCAAACATTTTTCTTTCCTTCCAATCGGACGAAAGTGTTATTGCAATAAATAATCTTGAATTGTCCTCAAATCCCCATGTGTTTGCATAGGTTGAGTAAAGTGATAAGTAGTTTTTCTTAAATAGATTTAACCTATTTTTTTCATCCAACTCAGCACCATTAGGTAATATCCACCTAATATGTTTTATGTTGTTTGTTATATAATCTAAGGTTCTTTTACCAAATAGTAAATTACTGACAAGATTAACCTTATAACCTCTTGAGATTATATAATCCATCAGACCCATAAAATTTGAATGTTGTGTGGGTTCCCCTCCAAGTATTGTAACCTCCTCTCTAGATCCTTCAATATCAAAATGATCAAGTAGTTCACCTACTTTTTCTATTGACATCTCACCAAGAGTATGTTTTAGTCTCGCATCTTCTTTTGTGAAACAGAAAGAACAACCTTTAGCACATGTACCATTTATTGCTAAATTCATTTAGTTTTTTTTAGAAATCCATCTTCAGTGTCAATGGGGTGCTCTCAATTCCTTCCTCTTCTCTTTGTTGTTTACTTAAGGAGATACCAAACTTCTCGTGTTTGAGTCTGTGACAATCCGCCAAAGTGACACAATCTTTTACTCTTTGTTCTAATAATTGTTGTTCAAGTAATAAAGTTGCTAATTTTGTATTATAAGATGTTACGTTAGATATTATTTTATCAACCAAAACTTGTTTATCAATACCTCTACCAGATGAAAGTATGTCAATAACGGGTGTTGAATACGAATTATCTAATTGATATGCAAACGCCTCTCTTTTTTGTTCTTCCCAAGTATCCTTTTCTAAGTTAGATGCATCAACCATTAAATCTTTATGTCTCGTATAAAATCTATCTGAAATAACTTTTAATAAAACCACTTTATTAAAAACAACACCTAAATCCCTATCTTCCTGAGTAAGTGTATACTTAACTTTTTCTTCATCAGTTTCTGAAGATTCGGCTAAGACCGGAACCTCATCCATCAGCGATGAATTAGTTCTAATACTAATATAATCTTTGTATATGTCAGCGAAAATGAAACCCTTACCTTCTTCTTCAGTAATTACCGATGCATTTAGTTTATCTAACTCCAACCTCATATCGTCATAGATGTCATCAATACGCCCATAATAGTAATTCATGTAGGACCCAACAACTCGTATGTATCCAGGTATGTTTCCGGTTATTTTAAAAATAATATGTCTCATTATAAAAGTTTTTCAGTATCAGGTTTATCTGCCTCCCCCAACTTTAATTGTTTTCTCAATGACTCTTCTATTGAGAAACTATTTGTAGTTGCGTTTGCCATTAATTGATTAATGTTCTTATCTATAAATACTGTGTAAGAAGAAGCGAGAGATAAAACTTGTTTTTGTTGTTCTGCGGACATCATTAAAATAGAATCCAAGTTACCTGTACCGATCCTACCATATGAAATCATATCTAACATTGCTTGTTTTGCCATCCTAACAGTCCAATACTCATGTTCAAATTTATCTTCTAATTCTTTATTACCGATTACATCAATTAAATCACTACCATCAGGTAGTTTAGCATCGTCAGTATCTAAGAAATCTTTTATTAAATCAATAAAACCTTGTCTCTCTATGTAAGCATCTTTAAGATTTCTTTTAAATTTTCTAAGATCTATTTTCATATCTGAAATTGTGAGATCTACCAACTGTTTTCTTTTAGGGTCTGTTAAAAATTCTTTACTCTCCTCTTGGATTTGTATTTCCAAATCCTGTTTTTTAACGGTATATTCTAAATGTTCTACGGCGTCTTCTCTACCTCTAAGTTCAAGTAACCATTGTTTTAGTTTCGCATAAGGTGTTATTTGTGCACCCCCAACAAAATTTTCTGCCTTGTACCTTGGTAGTGCGAATGAAACTTGTTCCGCAACTTCAATTAACTTAGTATCTAAACCATCTTTTAGGTTGTTGGTTTTTTCATATTTATACTCTTCTTTCATATAATAAAAATTTTACTATAATATAAGTATAAAAAACAATTAAATAAAGTGTTTATTACTATTCTCTCCAACCACAATGACCTGATGAAGTACCAGCGTTTACTGCCGGTGGAAGACCCGCGGGATTTAAAACTCCCGTATCTGTTTGATAGTACATTTTCCAACTATCGTTATTCTGTAAAGAACTACCGTAACAACCTAACATGTATTGCCAATCTTGGCCCATAGCGAAATTCTCTTCCCCACAATTCGATCTTAATTTTGCGACATTACCAATATTCGTATCTGTAGATGTATCCCATCTTCTCAAATTGTAACCACCTTGGTAAGATCCCTCATTACCGGCATAACCCTTACCAACTTTAGACGCAATACCTTTTTGTTGTCCGTGTGCTGACCATGAACTTGATGAACTTGATATAGTCTCCGTAGAGAATTCCATTTTTATACTACTTGTACTCCATCCATATCCATGGGTTTCATTACAAAAAGAACTCGCTCCACCACTACTACTTATCGAGGTTACCCCATAGTTTGTTATTGTCGTTTCATTAGTTAAATTAAATTTATCTACCTCTGTTCTGTTACCCGCAAAAATCCAAGCAAACTCATGTTCTTTCCACATGGTTCCACAATCGGACCTACTATATTGTAAGTCATGGTTAGATTGGTGGGCGTAGTTAGTGTCGGTAAACATGTTGACCGCAGAAGTTGTGTTACTATGTAGAGACGTTGGTCCTTTATGTGCACTATCCGTATTTACAGACCACATAAAAAATATTCTAAGATTACACGCTCCTGATGTGTAGTTTGCGGGATAGTCCAATAACTCACCAATGTGGGTTGTTTGATCAGTTGCGTTGGTTGCCTTATGTACGTTCTTCCAAGGTGATGAGGATTTATATCCACCGGCGATGTAAGAATAATTAATTATTTGTCTGTACTTAAAATTAGTTCCTTCGTTTTGTTGTGCTGAAATTCTTTCCCAACCCTCATCCACATTAGACACACCCGTATAAACCATTAAATAACTTGTGTGTTCTGATGATTCTTCCAAGAATAAAGAACCAGATAATGGGTTCGATGGTCTCTGTGACTTAACACCTTTCGGTGGTCTTGCAGTAACTCTGTCCACTTTAAGTGAACCACTAACGGACATATTTTCGTATATCATATTCTTAAAATTTTATTCTCTCCAACCACAATGACCTGATGAAGTACCAGCGTTTACTGCGGGATTTAACCCACTTACACTTGTTGTACCCGTATCAGTTGCGTATGTAAATTTCCATGAATTATTGTTTTGGAGACCATTATAATTACCTAACATGTATTGCCAATCTTGACCCATAGTAAAATTCTCTTCACCACAGTTACCATCGGGTTTGACAACATTACCTATATTGGTGTCTGTTTGATTACTCCATCTCCTTAAGTTATAACCACCACTATATGAACCTTCATTACCGGCATAACCTTTACCAACTTTAGATGAGATACCTTTTTGTTGTGAATGGTTTGACCAATGAGGAGATGTTGCAAAAGTTTCCGTTGAAAAGTTTAATTTGACACCTCCACTTGAAGTCCAACCATAACCATATAGTTCATCCGAAAATGCCGAACCACCATCACTACCGTTTATTGTTGATAGTGTATATGCCGTATGTAAGGATTCTGTGGTTAAATTAAATAACTCAACAGTGGCACTACCCCCACTAAAAAGATATGCCATTTCTGTTTCCTTATGCATCGTACCTAAATCACTTCTTGCTATATTAGTATCCATCTCAGCGGTGTGTGTATAATTAGTATCGGTTACCATATTAATCGCAGATGTATATGTACCATGTACATTACTCGCACTCTTCCATGCACCATCATTATTAACAGACCATACGTAGAAAATAGTTCTACTACACGCACCTGAAGTATATGATGCAGGATAATCTAACAATTCACCCAAGTGTGATGTTTGATCTGTAGAGTTTACCGTCTTATGTACATTCTTCCAAGGTGATGAGGATTTATACCCTCCCGCCAAATAAGAGTAGTTAATAATTTGATTGAACCTAAAACTGGTTTTACCAAAATTACTTTGATTCGCAATTCTCTCCCAACCAGAATCATTTCCATTACCCGTGTAAACCATTAGAAAACTATTGTCGAAACTACCCGATGTCGTCATTTCTAAGAACATAGATCCTTTTTCAGGTGAGGAAGGTCTATCCGCCTTTGCACCTGAGGGTGGTCTTGTTATTCCCTGACCTCTTAACGACCCACTAATTTCTAAATTTTCAAATATCATATCTATAAATAGTTAATTTCTCCAACCACAATGTCCTGATGATGCACCTGCGTTAACACCTGGTGCTAACCCTGCAGGATTTACCGTACCCGTA